GTTGTTTTTATCTTTTTTCGAAGTTGAGTTAGTAGGATGATTGTAAAAGTGAACCAGAATTAGAGTACACAAGTTGAATATGAGCAATCAAAGCAAAGGTAATGGTACCAGTGACACCAAACACAAAAGGCTTGGTGCCAGTGATAGCATTCTCAAGTGTGGGGTAAAGACTAATTGTTGGCACATCACCGCCGCCAGAAGTTGAATCGCCATAAGTGATGTAGGCGGTAAACCCGTCATCGATCACAATAGCAACGTCAACGGCATTCGGTCCAACAACTAAATTGGAAAGAGTGCAAGCAGTGAATGTGTTGAGTGTTGTGGAAGCTGTAGCACTAATGGTGACTTTATAGATATCACCAGAGGCAGCTCCGTTCGGCATCGCTGTAGCCGCATTGTCAAGCCCTACGCCACGAACAGAAAGTCCAGTGACAGTATTGGATCCAGCAGTGACTGCTGTAGCAGACAAACCAAAAGATATAGGGTTCATCTGACCACGCGCAATCGGTAAGGATCCAGCACGAGGGTTGATCGACAAGCTCTTAAACGACACGTCATTATCCACCAATATATATCCCGGGGAATTGGTGGCATTAGTTTTAGAGAACATCATGATAGTCCCCAGACTATCCTCATCCAAATCAGCGTTCATAGCAAAGTTGGTGGTCTTCCATGCACTAACAGGTTTGATCATAGCCGTATGATTGGTCCATTGAGGACCAATAATGGTTAAATCATCCGATAGAACGTATGGTAGGAATGATGAATTAGTCCAATCACAACAAGGGGCCTTGCGATCACGTTCATAATAAAACAAAACGTCTCCAGCTTGGCTAGTGGGGGAACTGGTAATATAATGAAAAGCTAAACGATTAAATTTAAAATATGCATAGGTCTGAACATAGGAACGTAAAATACTAGATGGTAAAACACAAGGTGAAACTGGCATGCCACCGATCAACTGCCAATTGGTTATTGAACTAGCCGTGGCACCTGGAGCGAAAGCGAAATCTCGACCAATAACACGAACGCCATCGGAGAGGTTTACAACTTTCGGAACAGATCCTCGAATAGAATTACCAATAGCCACGGGAGCTGTTGATACAGTAGACACAGGACCGAAGCTAGTCCTTAGTTTCCTGGAAGTGTTTTTCTTTGTCTTAGCCATTGTTCAAACTGTTGAAATAAAGTTTTTGTTTTTGGAGGTTTTATAGTTTTTCTTTTCTTTTTACTCTTATTACTGCGATTTACCAACTTTTCGTCAAAGTAAACGGGTTTTGGGGGTCGTGGTGGACGATTTTCTTTATGCCAATTCCTGTACTCAGCAAGCACCATACTGTCAGGGTCTATCGATGCGTTGCGTCTAGTAGCGGGAAAGCCGTTACCGTTACTGCCGCAGTCGACTGATTCGATACATTGATCTGACTGGTATGAACCTGAATTTCCACCGAAGGTATTTCCTGATCCTTGGGCCTTTTGTAGACGAACCTGGTAAGGATCGCCTTGACCGTTTGGATTATAAATGACCTGATAGTCATTATTATCAATATCTACAGTTCCTCGGAGAGATGGCATATGTTTGTTTAAATGCTTGACTAGAGAGCCGTAAACGAGACCTTTCACACCAGTTGATGCGTAAGTAGCTTCGTTGTAAAATTTGTTATCGGCTTCCTGGAGATAGGCACCACGTTTCAAAATGGGCATATCTCGGGATAGTGCATAAGCTCTGTCGTGTTGCATACAAAGAAAATCGATTGGAGAAGTTGGAACCATGTCACCATTGGCGACAGAGGGTTGAACTTTACCATCCGAATAATTGGGACCACAATAATAAGTTGTATAATCATACATTATGAATACATGCAATTGTTCCACCGTCTATAGATCGATGGTAGTGAAGACGTCTAGGAGTGGGTAATCCACACACGCTGTTAGACAGTCTCCTAGGATAGCACCTAGAGATTCCTCGGCTTCCTTAACCGACACACCGTAACGCTGAAAAAAGAAAACGTCGGTGTCGATGGTGGCTGTATGTTCGGAGGTGGGTAATGATTTATACACCCTCCGCTCGTCCTTATATTCGACAGCTACAACTCCGTCGAGTAGTTCCAAACAATGATGGGCATAGACTCTAAGTACTGGTATATAACCAGCCTCGATACCTAATCCAATACACATACCCTTAACCTCCGAAGAGGTGAGTTTACGAAGTGAGAATCCGATTTTTGGTAAACGTTTACCAATCTTGGGACCCAACACATACCCACTTTCAACAGGCCAAAACAGGGAGGAACAAAACTCTACAGAGCACCACTCAGTACTACTCTTGGCTTTGGTATTGAAACCCAACTTCTTGTTGGTTTCAATCAAATCACTCATTAGGTTTTTGATTCTGGCAGGTTCCATTTCCTGCTCAATAACAATCAGGCTATCATCTCCATGAACGAGCATCTTGCCTTTAACGCCATTTTTACGTAGGATATAAGAAGTCTTAACTCCATTAAGGAATGAGTTACTAACAGACGTTGTGGGCGAACCACTGGTCATCGTGAAATCGACGGCATATTTCACTCCTTTACCACTATATCCTCGAATTCGACGCATCGATTTCATGGCCTTTGAAACTTGGCCATACCCATCGTTACATCTATTCAATACCGCACAGAATAAATCGTATACTTCAGCACCTTGATGAGCATCATACCTAGACTCATCCAATTCTATTATGGTTACATTACGATTTCCAAATTGAGACCTCCAAGCTCCAATTTGCTCAGCTGTTAATCCAGCGGTATACGTTATGTCGTTATCAACGCCCCACATTTTCTTTAGTTGCTCAGCGACCAAACTAACAAAAGGTCCAAAAGCAACGTTCAATCGATCAGTGTTGGCTTGAATGGCCCTAGGGTCATAATCTACACCACCAACACG